TTCCTTCTGCGTGTGTGCTTGGTGCCGTTGCCTTCGTGCCGTTTCCTTCTGCGTGTGTGCTTGGTGCCGTTGCCTTCGTGCCGTTTCCTTCTGCGTGAGCGTAAAGCGAGCTTGCGATATTATTTTCGTAGTTGTTGAAGATCTCGCAGTTTTTGCCAGTGTCAGTAAACTGCCCGACATCGCTTCCCGACTCGGATGCCGTTTGGTAAATCATATTTACTGTCTGCTCGTCATCGGCACTGGTATTGTTGTACTCCTCGATGATGCTTGCAAACGCAAACTTTGTACGTTCCGTCAGTGTCGACACATACTGCTCAAGGTCTGCAATACGCTGAGATTCGCTTGCTGACTTGTTCGGAGCAAAGCTGATGTTAATGTTTTCCGCCAATTTCGCTCGCCTCCTCTGTGTCGATAAACAAGCCGTAAAGCGTTAAATACGGCTGTGCCGTTGCATCAGGAGCCGTTGTCAGCTTGCCGCTTATCTTGATGCGTAATCGCTGACACCGCATCGGTATAGTCGGTATCAGTGTAACAACGTTGTTATCGGCTTCTTCGGCTGTTCCGTCATAGCTGTATACTGCCTGCCAATCGCCTCCGTCATACTGTACGGATACGGTAAACTGCACAGATGATATGCCTTGCTGATGCCACTCCTCAACCGACATTGTCAGCTTTTTGATGACCGTATGCATAGCCTTGCGTGAGTAACTGCTTGTCGATGTCAACTCGCCCCTGCACAACTCGCCTGTAATGGCTTCAAAGGCTGTTTCCGCCATTCTTCCCGTCATCCCTATATCCGTTGTCAGCATCACCTTTTGCATAGCTTTGTTGCTGCCTTTTGTGATAGCGTACAAGCTACCGCTAAAGTTATGCATAGATATCACGTTGGGCAGTGTGCGATTGTACCATACACTGTGCAGTTTGTCATAGTAAAACACCGTACCGTCCGACATTGCCATAACAATATAACGGTCATCTGCCGCACCACAGGCTGTTCTGCTGTCCCGGTCTACGCATAGCTTACCGTCAAAGCGTGAGGAAGCAGAGCCGTTAAACGTAAATATGCCTTCGGGAGCTTTGTAGTACAGCAATCCCTCGCTGATGCAGAGCGATTTCGCACTGCCTTTTTGCACTCCTCTGACCGTGTATGTAGTGATCGTAAAGTTTGATGCTTTTGTGCCATAAACGCTGTGTACGCAATCCTCCTTGAAGAACAGAACACAGCCGTTAAACACGCAAGCTCCCGTAAAATCGCCGTCTGTACCTACCGTTGCCGCCCAAGAGTCAGTGCTGATGCCGTTGTACTCTCCCCACTGGAACGGATCTCCGAGCTTCGAGCAATATATCTCATGGTTTTTGGATGAGCATCCCCACAGGCGATTGTTATACTCTATAACGTAGTCCATGTCAGGAATTGCACTTCTGGTCAACGTAACATTTTGATATACCTTTTCGCTTGTACTGCCATCAGATTGTTCGTCTGCCATGTAAAAGTACGATGTACTTAGCTTTGAAACATCAAATTCCACACTAAAGTACAATTTTCCTGAATCGTCAAATATAGATGTACCCTTCACTCTGACGTCTCTCGTTTGACGATTGCCATCAGTGTCAGTCCATATCAAATGCATGGAATCGCCACGATGTAAACGTGATATTTTTTTTGATTGTGTCATATCATCACCATATGGCGTTACCATATACCAACGTTTGTAAATTGCTACGGTCGGCTTTGTTGTATTGCTGTTTTTTTCTGTGACCGTGCCAACGATATCGTTTTCAACGCCGCCACTATCGACTTCTATCGGAGACGAAGCAATATTTACACGCTTCCAGTCAGGCAGTATCACAATATATGCACCGATGTTGACAAGCGTTTTATCGCCTGCTGACAAGCCCTCTATCGCTGTCAGTGTGCCTTTGCCGTCAAGGTATATACCCTCTGCCGTTGTGTATACAAGTGTGCCGTTACGGTATGTGTACCCGGTAATCTCGCCTGATGACACTATGTCGCTGTATGCGTATGGTAAGCAAGTCCGCAGTGCAGGATATGCCGTAAAGTCAAAGCCGTTAAGTCTATCCCACTCTCCGAGCGGCGTTCCGTTTGCTCGGCTGATGCCTCCGAACGTAGTCGCAGAGCGGATTCGTGAGCTTGGCGTGTCACGGATATAAGTGTTTTCCATAGGTTTTCAACTCCCTTCAAATTGCGGTTAAATGTTATAAAAGCTGTAGTTTTTAGATACTCGCTGATCGAGCGGATCATCGCCTCTCGGTACGCTTGCCGACACGGTCGGAGCAGCTATCGGATGATCCATCAAGACATATCTGCACTCGTCATAGATATGATCCTCCTGCGTTGTGTCGATATCCTCAACGTGTACATCGTCATACACTAAAGCAGGAATGGTTCTCAAAAATCCCTTGCAAGTGCTAAAACAGTAAAACTTAGGCAATCCGTCAGCATTAAACGCAAGCCTGTAGTGATACTGCATCTTGCCTGCAATCCTTGCGTTATCGCCGGGTGACCAAAGTACAAAGTTTGGTGCTTTGGACATAATATCTGCCACACTCTCGCCTCTGCTCCTGTCAAAGATAGACGGGTCAGCGATGCCTGTGATAGTCCTGCCTCGGAGGTTTTCGTCCTCGCTCTCGATACGCCGTATCTCCGATGCTATCTCCGCAGGATTGAGCTTGAGTCCTGTGTTTGCGACATCGGTACAGCCGTAAAACTCTCTGATGCGATAGACCGTGTCGCTCTCATCGATAGCATACCAACCGACCGAAAACGGCTTTGCATAGCCAAAGTCAAAACCTCTGACGATTACCCAGTGCTGTGGTATCTTAAACGGCGATATAACGTGTGTCCACTGTCTGTCGACATAGTGCTGTGGATCGTCCTGCCACTCGGCGAACACTTGCCCTGAGAAGCTATCCCAATTACCGTACAGCAGAGCATCTCGCTCCGCTTGTGGCAACATCGCAAGCGATGCAAGGTATGCAGGATCATTTGCGAGTAACTGCTTGTTGTCAAAGACACTTGCAGGCACAAAGATCCTGCTACGCTGATAGGTGTGTGCTTGTCCTGCCGTATCTGTGACCGTGTATGTGTCGATGATAGGTGTCATCGGCTTTGCGGCTGTGATAAACCGCTGTTTTACCCATCCGTGACCGACTCCGCCGGGATTGGCTGTAGCCCTCATATATACCCTCGTTCCCGGTCCGCTCGGACGGTTACGGGAAAACATGTAGGAATACTCATCCCATGTAAAGTGCGTAAGCTCGTCAAAGCCTATAAAGTCAAACTGCTGACCTTGATACTTAGTGCGATCCTGCACTCTTTGCATCGCCCCGAAATATATCCTCGCTCCTGACGGAAACATCCATACATGCTTTGAGGCGTTGTATACTGCGGCAGGAAAGGCTTGCTTATATATGGCTGTAGATCTGCTCTCAAGCTCTGCAAGCTGCGGAAAAGTCTTACGCAGTATCAGTGCCTTGTAGTGCGGTATATGCACTTGCCGCAGTGCCTCTGCAAGCAGTGCATCTGACTTGCCACCGCCTGCCGCTCCGCCGTATAGTGCCTCATACTCAGGACGGCTTAAAAAGACCGCTTGCTTGGGCTGTGGTGTCCATATAGTGTTATTGCTCATCGTCATCACCACAAGATGTAGTATGCTCAGGTGGAGGAGCTATCGTTTTTATAGCATCTGCTACCACCTCAGGAAGCACTACTACGCCACCGCTCTGAGTGTCGCTCTCTGCCTCTTTCCGCCGATCTCGCCATAGGTCAGGACGGCGATTTTTAAGCCAAAAGATTTGTGCTGTAGTATCGGGCGGCACTTCCTTCTCGACCGCAGAAACAGGCACAAGATTGCCATCGCTGTCCGCTTTATAGGACACTTCCTTTGTTTTATATCCTGTTGCTTTACGAAATAAAGCATTCTCAACTATAGTATCAGCAAGGTCTTTGCTGTTTTTAAGACAGGCGTTTATGGTGGGGTATCGCCGCTTCCAATCCCTCAGAGTCCGCTCTGTTATGCCGATGTTATGCGATATATCCGCATCCGTCAAGCCCCTTCTCGCCCATCCTGCGATGATCTCTAAACCCTCATCGGTCATCCAGTAGTCATACTTCACTTTCTCGCCCCCTTAGATGTTCGTGTGTGCGGTATATATAATCATTTTCGTGAGGTCACGAAAATGGTCAAATATCGTGTGCGTTTATATATATTATACAAAACCGCACGATCATCTGTGGCGATTTGATTGCATTGTGCAGTTTGCACAAGTTTTGCAGATTTTTTTGTGCAAGTCTACAAAAACGCTGAAATGTTGCCAATCGTGTGGTATCATATAGACACAGCCAAACGAGAGGCTGATAAAAAATCAATCTAAACGTGCAAAGCACAGGAGGTACTTAAAATGACAAACACAACAATGACAGCAAGATACGCAGACGGCAAGATGACCTTTACGGTCGGTGGCAAAACAATCGTTACTGATAACGATATGTACTGCGATTACCGCAGTCACATCAATCACTGGCAGTGTACTTGCCCTGATAGCTGGGTACGCCTTGACGGCGTTGACGAGGACGGCAAGCACTACGGAATATGGTACAAATGCGAGGACGGCGATGACATCGAGAGCCTTGAGAGCATCGACTGGAAGCAGCCCTATGACATCGAGGACGAGTACAGCGACCGTGTTTGGTCGAGCGAGGACTGAGAGGAGGAGAAACAAATGAGTGCGCCAAAATACGTTTTATTTACCGACCATTTAGCACACGCTAATACACTTGACAGGTTTATTGCCACAAACGCTAAGTCTTTTCTGGATGCTTTTGATACAGCTTGTCGATACATCACCGATGATATTTATCTGATACGCATCTATGAGCGAGTCCCAAACAGGAGCGGTAAAAAATATATCCGTGTCGCTAATCTGAGAGCGGACAGAACGTTGGAACACAAAACAGACAACACCTACACTGACATTGGCGACATGGGCATTATGCTATATGAGGCTTGAGAGCTTCGGCTCTCGCCCTGAAGGGCAAAAACGAGGACAAGAACAAATTTTAAACCGACCGAGAGCGGCTTACTCCCGGAGAAAGACGAGGATAAAATGTACAAAGTAATCAACGGCAAGAAATACAACACGGACACAGCTAAACTGCTCGGCACTTGGTATGCCGAGTACAGTCCTACCGACTTTAACTACTTTACCGAGAGCCTGTACAGAAGTAAGTCGGGTAACTTCTTTATCTACGGCGAGGGCAACGCAAACTCACCGTACCGTCAGCAAGTCGAGTACAACACTTGGACAGGTGGCGAGAGCATCATCCCTATCAGCTTTGAACAGGCTCAGAAATGGGCTGAGGAACATCTCGATGGTGACGCGTATGAGGCTATCTTTGGCGATGCCGAGAGCGACTCCGATGCGACACTGACTATATCTGCAGGAGCTTTAAAGCGGCTCAGACAGATACAAAGTCAATCGGGCAAAACGTTAAAAGCCATCATTGACGAGATGGTAGGTATCTAAATCAAATCAAACCGCAGGCGTCTTCGGATGCCTGCATAGGTATATATCAGGAGGACAAAAACTATGGCAAAAATCCAAAAAGAAGAGCCATTACCGATGACTCTGCTCAAAATCTTTGAGCGTAAGTACCCGACCGCTTTCCCGACTTGCGATGATATCCGCACAGGCAAGGGCGTTGATCTCCCCGATTGGCACAGCATCTGCTCAATCCCGATATCAGCGACAGTAGCGATGCACCATCATTTAAACGCCGATGACTTTTTCCCGTCATCGTGTGCGGCTCTTTACGCTTGGCGTAAGCACAAAGCAATCTATAACTTCGATCCGAGCCTCGCAGAGATGCTGATGGCTCAAGGCTCAAGCAATCTCGATATCCCAACAGAGATACTTTTTACCATCCCGTATAACTGTTTTTGGATACAGTATGACAGCTCCGGCGGTCTTTTTGTGTGGATTGAACACGATATAAAGACCGACTTGTTCGAGCTGCGGCTCTTGCTTGCGACAGAGGACAAAGGCTTTACCGAGAGTATCCCGGTACATCTCATCGAGGGCGGTACTGTCTATGACGGTATAAAAGCAACATACGATGTCATCAAGGAGAACTTGCCCAGTGATGCAGCTAAAGCCGATATGAGCGAGCTGATGAAGTGCCAAAGTGACTATGCCGCAAAAATCATACAGCTTATCCTTTATCTTTGTGCCGAGAACAAAGATGTCAAAAAAAAAATCTCCCGATCAGCGAAAGCAAAGAAATCAGGCGTTGATTATTCCGCTCCGAAGACTTGGGATGTAGGCTTCCGCATCGGAAACGCCATTCGAAAGTACGATGAAGCACAGGCTGAAGCCGAAAACGATGGCAAAAACGATGACGGCAACGAAGACAACACCGAGAACGGAGATGATCCGATGATCAAGAACGTTGCCACTCGCTCACACCGAAGACCGCATACCCGGCGAGGACATTACCATCATTTTTGGACAGGCAGCGAAAAGGATGACTCTCGAAAGATAATCTTGCGATGGGTCGCTCCAACATTTATCAACGGTTCAGCCAAAGACATTGTCACAACAGTACACAAGGTAAAATAAAAGAGATCCCCAACAGAGCATAACTCCGTTGGGGATTTCTTATACTTTTCTCAGATCTGCTGCCTTTACTGCTGCTGTGATCTGTCCATCGTGTCCGATAACTATGTAGTCGCTCTTGCCGTTTGCTCCGACTTGGACTACTTCGTATGTCTGAGTATAGACAAAGACCGCAAGACTACCTCCGCTGTAGGTTTTCGCTCCCGGCGTTACCTTGACCTTATCGCCGACCTTAAGAGTCGGCACTTTTTTTGTGTCCGATACTACCGTCAGATACTTCTTATCCATCCATCCTGTCGGCTCTCCGTTAAGACCGATAAGAGCATAGACTCCATCACTCGACACATCCTGCACTCTAAACTTAGTTTTGTACACAAAACTCAGAGGCTTTATATTGCCCTTAAAAACAGCGTTAGGCTTTACTGTGACATATTTCCCTACCTCGATGCTAAAATTGATTTTAGAGGCATCCTGCGTTGTCTGAGAAGGCTTCTGAGTATTTCCTGCACTTGTGGTGCGTGTTTTATACCAGTAACTCGTCTTTGCCGGGTAATTGATAAAACACACATCGCCGTCAACATCTCTGTTGTCTATGCTTGTTATGCCCCACTGCCACATTGTCTGCCCATAGTCATATCTGCTCGGATTGTCGGGAGATCCTGTCCAGTGAGCAAGCCATATGTCATACTTACCGACAAGCTCAGACTTGTTGTAGTATGTTTCAAACCAAGATGGATTTGCGTATATACCCGATGGCAAGCCTGCTTTCTCGACCATCTGACAAAAGTATTTTGCCATATCTGTGCGTTCTTCGTTTGTCAGATGGTCGATCTGTGCCTGCTCCTCCATATCGAAGAACACAGGATATGACGGCTTCAAGCCTTTGAGCGTATTTATGCAGGCTTTAACTTCCTTGCGAAATTCGGCATTCTTTACAGCTTTTACATACCAGTAACAGCCGTAAGGTATCTTGTACTTTTCGCACTGCTTAAGGTATCTGCGGAAGTATGTATCCTCGTCCGATCCGATGCCTGCTCTGAGGATAACAAACTTAACGCCTGCCTTTTTTATCTTGGCAAAGTCTATATCCGTCTGGGCTCTGCTGATATCTATGCCTTTAATTTTCAGAGCCATTGCTGTTTCCTCCGTTGCCGCTGTCAGCAAGACCTTCGCCGATGATATAAGCGATGACTGCTGCTCCCGACATTATGCATCCGCTCACGGTATTTGCAGTTTCTTCTGCACCGCCGAATGCGATAATCAGACCAGTAACAAAGCCTGCAATCGCAAGCCACAGCTTTCTGCTTGTAAGTTTTCTTTTCCAGTTAACCTTCATTTTACTTCCCTTTCCTCAAGATCAGCAATTCTGTGATTTGCCACCTTGATTTCCTCATCGATTACAGCTTCTCGCTGTTCCAGTTTATAAACCCGGTCGATAACCTGATTGTGCTTATCGACCTTTTTTTCAAGCTGTTCTATGCGGTATGTAGTCAGTTTCGCACTTGCAAGTATGCCGATTAATGCTCCTGCAAGGGAAAAGCATCCCGATATCACAGCATTTATCACTGTTGCATCCATAAAAATCTCCCACTGCGTTTTTCCTAAGTATAACACAGTGAGAGATTTTATGTGGCGTTTTTACTTCATGTCACACATTTTTTCAAGCAGCAAGAAGTACGGACAGCTACCAAATCCGCAATGCCCCTTGCTTTTGCAAACGTTTTTTACCCATCTTTTGCACACTGTCCGTGTTTCAAACGAGAATTTTGCGTTTATCCCGGCAGCGAAGCCGTTGCAGTAAACGCTTGTATCTCCGCTTGCTTTAAAAAACGGACACTCCATCACACGAGCCATCTGCTGTTTTTTCTGCCGTTCCACTTCATACCTCCAGTGCCTTGATACCGAGAGCATACTCGATATCTATTCCCCTGCTTTTAACTGCTTGCATCAGCATTTCTTCGCCTGTTTCCAAGTCTGTAAAGCCTCTCGCCTTACTTATGCCTGTACTGCCTGCGTATCTGCCAAACTCGACAAGCGATTCTTCGACAGCCTCGTTAAACTTCTTGAGCCTTTCGTTTCCGAAGCCATACAGCTTGTTTAAAGCAAGTGCCGTGCAGATTCTGTACACAGCGACCACTTGTTGCATCTCGCTATGTGCAATTGCCGTCTGTACGTTTGCTTTACTTGTCATTGTGCTTCCTGCAATATGTGATTTCATTTTTTTGCCTCCCACGCACCACAAGTAGTTTTCGTAAGTAGTGTCGGATCGTTTTTCCAGTTTTTCCACGGCTGAAAGACGCATTCGCTTTTAAAGCACTTGTTGCACTGATAGCAAGCGTGAAAATCGCCGTTTTTTTCTTTCTTCTCCTCCTGCTCGTTCATCAGCTTGCATATCTCGTGTTCGATGTACCACTTAGCCTTCTTCAAGTCTTCGGCTGTATCGCCTTTCTTGCCAGCTCGGAGTATGTACTTGACGGCATTGCCAAGATTAAAGCCAAGCTGATAGTCATCGATGATATCTATTGCTTCGTACTTGTTGCCTTTGTAGTGTTCGGGGTGATTAATTTTCTCCATTTTCGTTTCCTCCTGTGATTATCTCTGAGTACGGCAGACTTTCTACCCATTCGCAGAATGTGTGCCATTCATCAAGTTTATGATCTTTTCGCCAACGGTACATTCCTGCAAGCACTTCGTAGTTAAGCTGTACCGTTGCCCTCTGATTGTAGCTTTCGGGTAATAACTCAATCAACGCTCTCCAGTATTTCTTCTCTTTGGTTTCGTTGTATTTTTCTCTCAGATTGTTGCAAGTGTTCTGCACTGTGACAAAGCAAAGCATTGCCCCAAATCCAACCTCCTTGCATCCCTCGCAGGAAAAATCCTCGTTTAAAAGCTCTACGCTGTGTATCTTGTGCATCTTACTGCAAGAGTTTCTGACCGTTCCGACTTTGTATGTGTCATATTCAGCCCACCAAAACATTGGAGCGGTTATGTCACAAGTTACAGTTATCATCCTGCGGTACTTTGCGTGTACCGATCCTGCCTTTGCAAGCTGTTTCATCAGCTTTAAGTCGTTATTGCCGATAAAATCTTCGACATACTTTCCGTTATCACGAATGATTGTTTTGCAGTCACTATCGCTTCTATCCCAACTATTCATCGGATTTCTCATCCCTCTGATTGCCGCTTCGAAGCCGTAAACCTCTGTGTTTTCAATCTTAATCATTTCTTATCCTCCTTTGCCTTTTGAGCCTTATGCTCGTTTCGTAATTGTAGAAATTGAGCCACTTCATATTGTGCCGTTTCTCACGGTTAGATGCATTCCGAGCATTCTCTGCTATGTACTTCTCGCACTCGCTGTGGCATTTCGGATGCCTGTTCGGGCATTGATAGCATACGCTCATTCGCTGTTCTCCTCGTCCATCTTCGCTCCGCAATTGTAGCAGTATTTTGTTTCTTGGCAGCTAAACATTCCGCAAGCCGAGCATTTGTAGCAGATAAAATTCTCTAATTTTCCTGCCAGTGATACTCTGTCGCAAACATCTGCTTCCCAATGTCCGTGCCTTACTGGCTCTACATCTGCGGATGGCGTGTAATCCAGAGCTTTCAAAAGCAATGGGTTTGTTGTGATAAACTCTTTTACCCAAGTCTTGAGGATTTCTTTTTCAAAATATTCAGCCATTCGTTTCGCCTCCTATCAACTCGAGATTATCGTAGATGTTGCCGATAACCTCAATAAACGCACCTGTTTCCTCCATATCTACCCAAAGCAGAATATCCGTGTTTGCGTTCGCTCCACTAATTCTCATCAACTGGAAGCCCCAATTATATTCGCCATTTGGATTTCCGAAAAGTACAACCGCCGTAAAAGCACAATCAACGTTAGTGTCTGTGCATTTAACGATGTCTCCCTCAAAAATCTTCTTGCCGTTCTTATCTGTCAAGCCTGTGTACTGACCTACGGTTTCGGGAGCAACTGCGTACATTACTCTCTTCTCGGATGCAATTTGTGGAAACCCACCACACTCACCGGCAAAGCCACCATACACCCACGTTCCACTGATTACAAGTTTCGCTCTAAATAAAATTTCTCTCATCGTTTCCTCCTGTAGTCTTCCCAAGCCATCGTCACTCTGTGGCTGCTCTCAACAAATCTGCTGACAATCGCCGAAGCCGTTTCCTTGTCACCTTTTGCCGAGAGCCTGTCTATCAAAGCCGATGTCTTGTAGTTTGTTGTGATTATTGTCGGAAGCATCGCTTCGTATCGCTCGTTGATGATGTTATACAGCACAGATACCGACCACTCTGTAGCCTGTTCCTTGCCCAAGTCATCAATCGTCAGCAGATCGACCGTCTTGTACACGCCGACAACTTCTTCCTCGCTTACCGTGCTGTCTTTTTGATAGCACTGCTTGATATCCGACAGCATATCGATTGATGTTTTGCAAACAACCGGGACACCTTGCTGTATCAGTGCAAGCGATATTGCAACAGCAAGATGTGTCTTGCCTGTACCGCAAGAGCCTTCGAAAAGAAGCCCTTCGCCGTTCGCTTTGTGTTTATCCCAGTTATGTACATACTCAACAGCGATGTCATAAGCCTGCTCGTTTTCGCTTGTCAGCTTGAAGCTGTCAAACGTTCTCGATAAAAACCGCTGTCTGATTCCGCTTTTACCAAGTATGCTGTCAATCTTCTGCTTGCGTTCTTCCTGTGCTTGCCGCTCGGCTTCCGCTTTTTTCTGTTCCTCTTGTTTCTTTTCCCATCTCTCCCAGAATGCTTTGCTTTGCTCACAATCGCATCTCTGTGGTTCGTTCAGCCTCCATACCAGTGCCTTGCCTGCAAGCACTATGCATTCGTGATACAGCGTTTTACCGCAATACTTGCAAGTCTTAGGCTCAGGTATCGGATCAGAGCTTGGTATGCCAAGCTCAAGTATTTCTTTGCTTGTGTAGATGACTCCGTGATTATTCCGACAACCATCGCTTGTAGTCATCGGTATTGTTCCATCCGTCATCGTCTTCATATCCTGCATTCTTTTCTTCCTCTGTGATTCTCTTTACCCGGTCTTTTATCATCCACTCGCCTATGGTAGTGATGCAGTCCATATTGCTGACACCGTTCTTCTTGCTCCAAGCAATAAATCTTTTCTTGTATCTCTCGACTTGCTCTCTGCCGTACAGATTTACAAGATTTTCCTCGCAAACTCCGCTCGTAGTAGTAGTAGTGTTTATTTTTTTACTTTTTTTACTTTTTTCCATTGAGTCCAGTTTGCGTTCGGCTTGCATTCGTTCTGCGTTCGGTGAGCATTCGTTTTGCGTTCGGTCTTCTTGGTAGTCACCATAGTTAATCACAGTGATAATCGTATATCGAGCGTTCGGTGAGCGTTGTATTTCGCCTGATGCTTCAAGACGTTTTAGTGCTTTGTAGATTGTATCTCGGCTGTAGCCTAAATCTTGGCACAAATGAGAGATACTTGTAACCACTTGTCCTCGCTCAATCGTTTTATCTCTCCACGTCTGAGGCTCATAATTTGCTGTGAGCAACAGATGCAGAAATACTCGAAACGTAACCTCATCGGAATACCACCGCCAACCGAGTATTTTCCTGTGTAAGCGTATATAACCGCCTTTAAGTCTGTCCATAGCTTATCACCATCAGAACGGATAGTCATCTTCGGGAGCATTGAAGTCAGGATTGCTTGAATTTGCAGATACAGGAGCAGAAGTGCTTGCCACAACCGCCGTAGACGGCGTAGAATGCCCCGTATTTGCGTTGTTTGCCTTCTCACCAGTAAAGTATACCCTGTTCACTAAAAACTCTGTGACGAGCCTCTCAGTGCCGTTTTTGTCGGTATACGTTCTATTCTGTGCTTCTGCATCAAGAAGAATCAATCTTCCTTTGTCGAAAAACTTAGCGATGAAGTCTGCGTTCGATCTCCACGCAACGAAATTAAAGAAGTCGGTATCTCTGTTGCCGTCCGCATCTTTGTATGAACGGTCAACGGCGAGTCTGAATGTGAGAACACTCGTTCCCGATTGCGTTGTCTTGATTTCAAGATCATTTGCAATTCTGCCCATCATAGTTACTCTGTTGTACATAAATCGTCTACCTCTGTTATCGTTATTTCTGTGTGTGGATTCTGTTTATCCACCTTTGCCCTCAGCATCAGCGTTATGTGGCTGAAGCTGTCATCCGCTATAATTCCTGCCGAAGTCAAGCCGTCAAGTATCATCTTTCCGCTGTAGTTATCGGGATCATGCCGTACCTTTGTCGGAAAGCAGTATGTAATCTGCACAACCGACTTATCTATCGGCTGTTTCGGATATGGTCGGCAGGAAAAGCGGACTAAGTCCGCCCATTCCTTTTTGACCTTCTGATATTCCCATGGGGCATTGCGACCGATGAACTTGTTGTTGCTCGGAGGAATTGCTTTAATTCTGTACCGATATGTCATTGTCGAAAAGCTCCTGCTCTGTCACTTCGCCTGTGTTCGTGTCAACAATCGTAGCATCTACATCCACGATATCGTCATCCTGTGCGGATGTTTCCTCCGTTGCCTTCTTCGGTTCTTCAGCCGAGAACGCATTCATCATCTCTACGGACATATATCCGTAGTGCGACAGCAGATTTCTGAGCATCGTCTTAACCGCCATCTTATCAAAATCTGTCTTCCAAGCGGACGAACTGTAGCTGTAACTCTTACTGTACTTCTTAGCGTGTCTTTCGACTTCTTCCCTTGTCCAATACATACTGTGTGTAAAGCCGTTAAGCGTTTCAAGGTATGCAAAGTAGCCGATTACCTTGTCGCTTGTTCTTTCGCCTGAGATATCAAGCTCTCCTGTGAGCTTGCTGTAGCCCTGATATTCGCCTTCGTAGACTTCTCCTGCATTGATATGCTTGTACTGTCCTGTACGCATACAAAGCTGTATCAAGCCTTTGTAGCCAATCTGGAACTGAGGAATACCCTTGTACGCTACCACATATGCAAAGCCTAACTGCTTGTTTATCGGCAGCTTAAGCGATACCGCCTTTAAGCACTCGCCGAAAACAAGTTTCGGCTGACACTGCTGTAAAGTCTTATCACTGTTGTACAGATCGAGAATGCTTGCCGCATAGCTATCTGCGTTTTCGTGCAGAGCATTCTGCAGTATTTTCTTTGTCTGCTCGTTGTCGAGCAGACTCTGCATTATAGCACCCGGTTTCTTCGGCTTGCTTGCCTCCATCTGTGCCTGTGCTGCCTGTGCGATTATGCCGTTTGCGTTTGTAACTGTGTTTGCCATTGTTAAACATCCTTTCTTTCAGATAATCTGAATGTCCTTGTTTTTGTTGTTTTTGAGCAATCCGCATATGCCTGCGGATATTTTTCCTTGAGAGCTTTAGTGTCAACGCTTGTGCGTGAAGACTCTTTGTAGCTTATGTTGTATTTGTTTGTGTAGCCTGTTTCTGCACCGTCAAGATGCAGAATAGCGTTCTGCTTTACTTCGTTCATTGCCTTTTCGATAGCTTTCTTCTGCTCCTGCAGGCTGAGATATCTATCAAAGTTTGTGTCATCTCCGAGTAAGCAAGCTGATTCTTCGACCTCTGTGTGCCACAATGTTCTTATTGTGCTTGCCGCTGAGTCAGAGCCATCAGCTTCGGGTCGCTCATCGGGAACGATGTACTTATTCCAAAAGTCAATTTCCATCTTCAGCAAAGCATCGCCTTCGGCTTTGTCATACGGTATCTCGAACCAGTAAAACGCTCTGCCCATTACAAGCACTGCGAGATACATTTTCTCATATCCCATCACGTTCATATAATGCCTGCACTGGCATAAGTAATTTAGTGGGATTTCGCCGTTCTCAAAGTCGCTTCTCGCATACGCAGATGTTGTCTTGCATTCAAGCCCTGCGTTTTCGCCAACTACCTCACGGTCAACGTTCGCTGTGATGAAATCGTACTTATCGTGAGCGAACATAGCGTTTCTGCGATGTACTCTCTTGCCTGTAGCTTCTTCGAAACGTGATGCGACATACTGTTCAAGATCACGCCCTGTTCTCATTGCCTCGCTATCTTCCTTTTCGGGAAGTCTGCCTGTCTTATCTGCCCACAGTGTCAGTTTACTGCTGTACGGATTCAGACCGCATACTGTCGAGGCATCCGAGCCTCCTAAACCTTTACGGCGATATTCGAGCCAATCCTCTCGGTTCAACCCTACCGTCTTAACTATCACTCTTGACATCGGTTACCTCCTTGATTGCATCGAAAACGCCGCTCAGATAGCTCCGTATTGCGTTGTACTTGTTTGAGAATGTAATTAACTCTCTTTTCGCCTGTGCCACCAAATTTGCTGTTTTTTCTGCACTGTTGGCGATGCTGACTACACTTGTGTAAGTGCTGTCGGCTGATACGTTAAAAAACGCTCTTACCGGGATAGGCTTATCACAATCTTCTGCTTTTACTGTTGCAATAGTGATAGCATTTATGAGATGCCTTGCCTGTCCTTCTCTGTACTTGTTTGCCGCTTTCGAGTCATTCCACTCGAACTCATCGTGCAGAACCGCATCTTCGGCTCTGCTTTCCTCGACAACTCTTGCCGCTGTCAAGTCATTCTCGGCTTCAAGCTGCTCAAACAGCTCTCCTGCCTTCTGAGCATCCGCTTTTATTCGGGATGCTCCTTTCCATTCATAGACCATATTTGACCTCCTGATTATTATTAGGCTTCCAAGCCTGCCTTGCCGAGCCTTAACGCACCTCGCCCAAACACTCCTTGCCGCACCTAACCTGCCACGCCTTAACGGAACGAACCCTGCCTTGACTTGCCTAACCTCACCTCACCTGCCATACCAAGCGACAACGCACCGAGCCAAGCCTAACCCCACCTGCCGAACCTCAGCATACCGAAACATTACTTAGCTTGCCATAACACGCCTGCCTAACCTAAACTGACCTTGCCATACCGTGCCGTGCCACGCCTGCCATACCACGACTACCTAAAAATTAACCTACAACGTGGAACGCACCGTTCTGACCGTCTTTTTCAACACGCCATTCACCTACACCACAAGCGTATCCGCCTGCGTTGATAGCGTTGATTATGTTCTCAAGCGAGAATCCGCTGTTGACATTGTAGGTTAAATGAAGCTCTGCCCACCAGTTACGGAATTCTCCACGATATCTTAAGTCAGCCGTTCCCATACCGATTTTGACCATATCCTCACGCATAATCGGCACATCGGAATGAATTTCAACCATTCCGTTTTCATCGCCGTTTATGAAGAACGCACCACGCAAACCCATCTTGTCCTTGACATATCCGAGTCTGTATGCTGCAGAGATTGCCGCCTGTTTAAACGATGTAGCAGGAAAGCCGAACCTTGCTCCGTCCTTTATTGCCTGCATAAAGGCTTCTTCTGTGCTTTCTTTGGGCTTGTCGGTCAACCAGTACATTGACTGAATGAAATCATCTATCGGATTCTTTGCTTCTTTCTTCTTGCCTTTTGCAAGCCCCATCTGAGCATCAAGCATCATCTTCTTTGCTTTCTCGCTCCAAGCATGCATAATGATAGGCGTATCGCCCTCTATCCTCAGTGTCACTTGCTTTATCTCTATCGGCTTGATTTCAACCGTTTCTGTTTTCTTTGCTGTTGCCATTTTATTTTCCTCCTGTTTTCTTCTGCAAGAACAAGCACTTGCCGCTTGCTCTGTCAAACTTTTTGCATTCATTGTAGCAATGAGCCATACATATAGGCTCATATTTATAAAACGGGCAGAGGACGAAATTTTCCTTGCCGTTGCCACCGCACCGCTTACATATCGTCTTCGTCATCGGTTAAATCCAAGTCCGTGAAATCTTCACCGTGACAATTCGGACAGCAGCTTGTTTCAAACGTTACCGGGATACCTTGATATTCGCCGCCATCCTGCTTTACCTTGAGCTTGTCCTCACGATTTCCTACCCATCCGCAGATATCACATCTTATCATATCGTTACCTCCGTCATCCTGTCGGATTCTATCTGCTCAACAACAAGTGCTGTCAGATACTCCATCGTCAAGCGTTTGCCGTCTGCATCGCCGAATCTGTCCACGATGCGTAGCAGTTTATACACAGCCTTAATCAGAGCAGAATGGAATTCATCGTCCGTTACGCCGTCTATCATTTTCTTAACTTGCTCGTTCACTGGAAATCCCTCTCTATGTACTGGCTTAGTCGCTCAATCTTCTTGTGGAGATTGACCCCGAACAGAGCCTTTTCTTCCTTTGTGCAGCAGAAACGCATATACATCTGCGTTACCATTATGTACACATCTGCAAGCTCCTCGATTACATCGGAGCGTTTGCTTTCATCTGTGTACTTTGTCCGTCTGAGTTTTAAGATTGATTTCTCAAGCTCGGACATTTCCTCAAACAGCATATCTTCCTGTGTCCGCTCACCGTAGGATGCAATTGCACTCTGAAGTATCTCTTTCTCGTCATCTGTTATCTGTGGTATTGACATTTTGTCCTCCTTTTTGTTCTCAACTATTCCTCGCAGCACATAATCAACACACGGCAGAGCAACACCATTGCCCCACATCTTGTATTCTGCACTGTCGCTATGAGGATCCTTGAGCCATTTAATAATTTGATTTCTCGTTTTCGGCTTAGTGCTTTCGCCTACAACTTTTCTGTGCGTTTCAAACGCATTTGCCCACCAAGATATTTCTTCTTCGGATGGATTTTCGCTTTCAAGACCATCGCACCACCAATCAGGAAAACCTTGCAACCTTGCACATTCTGTAGGTGTTAATCTGCGAACTATGTAGTGATTATCTATCACTCCGTTTTGATAGCCGGGATTTGTGCCGTTTACAATGCAATTGCTCTTTTCTTCAGCAAAAGCTATTGATTCAGCTTTCATCTGCGGATAAAATCCGTAAGCACAAGCGTTCGCTCCTTTTGCAACCATAGTCGGCATCAGCTCTTCTTCGATGCTGAAATCATATTTAGCGTTGACACCCTGATTGAAAGCTGCTCTGTCAATACCATAAGCAACGCAAGGCTCACCGCCGTGTGTGCAAGTCAGCGTAGGAGATAAATTCTCCGTAACATTACAAGCTGACTTGCCTCCGCCTTGATCCACGCAAAACAAAACTTGATCATTGTTGCACCCTAACGTTGCTGATTTGTTTTCTTGAATCAACGCTCCTTTGCCACCGCCCTCACAGCCCGAACGGATTTTTAACTTTTTCGGCGTTTCCAAAACCAACAGCACATTTCCACCGCCTGTACCCATTCGGGAAGTCAAAGCCTGTACGTTGCCATCTTCAGATAATTTAACTCTGCTGTCATTCGGATGGTTTTCTACTGCGATTGCCGCTCTAACGCAATCCGTAGCACATCCGGCAACGGTTTGCCTCGATTGGAAGACCTTCGGAGTATGCCAAGACACGCTTTCGGGCTTAAAAAGTATTTCTGAGGCACATTCCCCTGCAAAATCTGCGACAAGGTAGATACGTTTTCTTCTTTGGGGAACTCCCCAATACTGAGCATCGAATGTTCGCCACGCAACTGAGTAATGCCCCCCAAGATGCATCCTGCCTGTTGCCACTTGTCAGCCGAAGGCACATAAACTTCTTCATCTGAGATTCGGCACATTGCTTCGAGAACGCATCTGAAGTCCTCTCCTTTGTTACTGGAGAAAGCTCCTGCAACGTTTTCCCAAACAGCGTATCTTGGATATATTCCATTTGTCGATTTCCTCATTTCTTTGATTATTCTGACAGCCTCATAAAACAGATTTGATCGAGAGCCGTCAAGTCCTGCTCGTTTCCCTGCAATGCTCATATCTTGGCAAGGGCTACCGAATGTGATGATGTCGACAGGCTCGACCTTGCCACCGTCAATCTCAGCAACATTTCCGTAGTGCTTCATATTCGGAAACCGCCTTGTTGTTACTCTGATGGGAAACGGTTCAATCTCTGATGCCCACACTGGCTCAATGCCATTAAGCACTGCACCGAGCGGAAATCCACCGCTCCCGTCAAAAAGACTACCTAACTTCACTTGACAAAATTTCCTTTCGTGTTATACTTGTCTTGTACATTTTCTTTTGCCGTCTTCGGACGGCTTCTTTTTTTGCTCTTTTCTTTGCCATCTGTCCACTCCTTGAGAAAATCGCCGCATACGATGTTATGCTCCAGTATCTGTGCCGCCATTAGCACCAAATTTTGCAGGCTGTTCAAGCAGAAATTTAACCGCTTGTTCTCTCGTCATAGGCTTCCTCAATTCTTTTTTTTGCGGTGTTGAAATATCCCTCATCAAGTTCAATGCCGATAAAGCGGTGGTTAGTGTTTACGCAAGCAACGCCAGTGCTTCCGCTACCCATCGTAAAGTCAAGAACGGTTTCACAGCTGTTAGTATATGTACGGATAAGGTATTCAAGCAAGGCAACGGGTTTTTGTGTCGGGTGCAGTCCTTTTGCTCTGTTGAATTTCAAAATACTTGTAGGGTATCTTGTTCCGCTATTATCTTTCACATAATGGGTTGCCTTTCCGTGTACCTCTGCTCCGGGCGCGAAATGCCCCTTGTATGCCTTTCCCTCTGTCATTTGTGGATTGTATGTGTTTTGGCAATCTTCTTTATATTGCTTTCTTATTTCTTCAAACGGCACTTGAAAAAATCCCGTGCTTTGCAATTTTTTATAGTTTTCTTCAGACGGTATGCAAAACTGCGATCCATTTGTAAAATAATGACTTGACATATAGTTTCCAAGCAGCTCTTTGATTTGCTTTGAATTTAATCCGCTTTTTTCTTTTTCGGATTGAAAATACTCTTTCAAGGATTGATATGCGTTTGTTGTATCATCAGTTGGTGCTTGGAAAAACACACTTATATTTTCGTGCTTTTTCATTGGTGCAATTTTGGATTGTAATCCGCTTGAGCTTTGCTCTTTTTCCCAAACCCAATCGTATTTATACCAATCAATGTTGCTTATCCTCAAAAGACTTGAAAATGGCTCGCTACCAAAGAGAACAATTGTACCTCCTCTTTTTACAATGCGTTTCAACTGTTCCCACATCGGTTCAAAAGGAATAACGCTATCCCATTTGCAAGCTGTTGTTCCATACGGCGGGTCAGCCAGCACCAAATCAACAGAGCCGTCAGAAATATCTTTCATCAATTCAAGACAATCACCGTGCCATAATTCAATCGGTTTCATCTTTTACCATAACCTCCATTTACACAATCGCAGGCGGCTCTGCATCAACCGTCACACCGTTACCACCACAAGTACACGGTAACAGCTTATCCCTTGTGTTCATCGTCTGTTTTCTCCTTTCGGCTATTTGCTTTTGCCGCTCTTATCAGCCTTATCTCAGCAACGTATTCCTTGTATAACGTTTCTGTGAGCCATCCCATACCTACCCACGCAACAGCCGTGAGTATTATTGGTGGGATAATCTCGCCACCGATTGCCTTGTATCCACGCTCGGCATAAGCTAAAGCTGACATCGGCACATATGTAGCAACAAACACTGTTGCTGATACCCATATACGCAGGAACTGTGCAACGCAGAAAGCGATTACCTTATATGCCTTCATTCGTTTTCATCTCCAATCCAAGTTTCTCAAGGATGCCTAATCCTTTTGTAAGTCTTTTTACATCGATGCCCCACGCATCGAATGCACACTCTGTGTTGACATAACGTGCATTGTATGTCGGGCAGTTTTCTTCACGCATCCGCTCTCTTGCAACCGCTTTGAGTTTCGTTATCCGCTCTTGTCCCATATTACCGAACAGCATCTTGATATCAGCATTGCCAATCTCCGACTTGCTGTAATAAATGGCGAGAGCCACTCTTGCGTTTTGCACTTGCGGTATGCGTACTCTGATTTCGCTCATGTTTCCTCCTCAAAAAAGGTCATCTGATTTTCATCGATGCCAATCCACCAGTTAAACACATCTGTGGCGTTTTGCCAAGTGTACTTATATACTCGGTCAGTGTTTGCTTTTAACATTTTGTCAAACGCAGATATGTATAGTTGCTTGTACTTCGGGTACATCTCAAACTTTCTCAATCGTTCTTTATTGCTCGCAAGCGGACACCCGATGCACCCAATACGATTGTTATTGCATTTATACAACGGATTGCTTGCACAGCCATAGTGATGTAAAAATGTCCATACATCGTCATCTGTCCAATCAATAATCGGATTTATCATCGTGCTTGTTGTCCTGTAACAATGCTCAACAAGCCGTCTGTTCGGGCTGTTGTCCATATTCATTACAAGTCCGCCTTTACGATTTACATCATAATTTGCACCGATTTCTTCAGCAAACTTTTGCGTTGTTTTTGGCTTTCCGATGATTTTAACCACGCCTGCGTTTTTTTTGCGGTTAACACTTTCCGCCGCCCGAACGCCAGTAATTTTAAGCCGTCCCTCGCCACCTTTTTCTTTAAGCTCCGAGCAACAGTAACGCATTAGTCTTGTTGGTGGTATGCCTTTTTTTACAATCAGCGACCACATCGACACTCTGTTACCGTCCTTATCGTGCGGTATATCAATGTGCATATCGGGTATGCTTTTGACGTATCGGACGGTTTCGGGAGCATCTACGCTTGTCAAATTATGGTGCAACTCGTGCTTGACGTTTGCGAGCTGAGCCAGTATGCGTATAACATCGCTGTCTTTGCCACCGCTATAGCAAAGATGATACGGCTCGTCAGGCTCAAAAGCCTTTAACCGCTCAATCGCTATGCGTTCTTTTTCTTGCAATTCGCTCATTCTTCCTCCTCGTAGGCAATCTCAACGTGCTTCGCCGCAAAGTTTATCATCTTTGTAGCGACAGCCTTTGTCGACAGCCCTGTTTCCTTTGCGATGTCCTTGACGGTCTTGTATGCCGCCTCGCTGACCATAACTCTTAATTCCGAGCCACCGTCAGCAACAAATTTCAGCTTGTCCATTTAATCCTCCTTTCGCTTGTCATCCCATCCGAATAACTCGTTTGGGGATACCTTGAGAGCTTCACATAACTTAACTATGTCATTCTCTCTCATCGGAGCTTTTGCGTTGAGAATGTAGTTAAGCACTTTGTAAGTGTAACCTGCGTCCTCTGCGACTTCTTTTTGAAGAAGCCTTCTTTCCTTGATTATTTTTTTGATGCTATCAGCTACCATTTTTCACACTTCCTTCTGTCTGAATTTCTCACACTCTGTATGAGCTTTTTGAGCTTAAGCTAATTATAAATCGAAAATCTCATTTTGTCAAGATTATAATCTCAAATAATTCATACTTAAATTCAACAAATTTGGTTACGAAATTTGTACATAATATCCAAAAATCTCATCTTTTTCGGATTTTAAGTCCAAAAAATCTTGACTTTTCGAGATTTTGGCGTTACAATAATA